AAGCTGAAGAATGGTTCGCGTGGGCCGATGGTAGGTAACAACCAGATGCTCAGGCAATCCATCACCGTTGATATCGTACTCACACCACCCCTCGTAGACGATCAGATCATCTTGATAACGATAGCCTTGCTTATGACCAGCTACGTCCTGCCGTGCTGTCTCAAGCGGAGTATCATCCTGTTCTTCTTGGCCCTTGATTTTATCAACGTTGGCCAGCTTCCCTGAGGCTTCGGCAACCTTGAGGTTGAGCCAAGTAGTACGAAGCCTCTCGAAGACGACAGGACAAGCCTGGAGGAACTGATACTTAGCCGGGAACAAGAAATCACCAAGCGAGATGCCAAACACCCGTGGCCCAGAGAATCGAGTCTCTGTCTTGTCAATAATCTTCCAGTCTTTCTTGTCGTAAGTCTTGATCTTATAATGCTCACGATCATAGACAGTCTTGAATACACACGTACCAAGCTTCACGTATTCCATGATCCGTGGAGAGCTGACCTGACGGAGCTTGAGCTTATTTTTTTGATAGAAGTCTACCCAAGACTCAAGTGCCGGAATATAAGGCAGAATCGACTTCTTGAGACCCTTAAGCTTAAATACTGGATCCTGTTTAAAGATCCCAGTGTCAAGCCGAGCATGGATAGGATCGACAGCCATAGCCATCGCAGGGATCACTGTCCGATCCGCTCCCTCGAAAGGCAATCGCTTCTGAGGGTCCGGCAGAGCTCGATAGGCATGCTCGATTTCAGACCAAGCTTTCTGACGCTCCTGCTGATCGCTAATAAGTGCCTCGAGCCACTGGTCGACCCAGTCGGTAAACTCGGTCAGATACTTCTCGTCCACTTTCAAGATGGCCGGTGGGTAAGGCGTAGGCTCCAGCCCAGGCGCGAGGGGAATCTCGCTCTCAGCGAAACTCACCCCTGCAGCCGCTGGGACTGACTGGTCCTCGTAGCCAATATCTTCAGGGTCAGCCATCAGCGACCTCGACAGTGGAAGGGCCCCACCCCACCTCCCCGATCCCAAAAAGCCCAAGCATCAAGCCCTGGAATGGTCCGGAGGGGCATGACCGGGAATCTAGGTGCAGCCGAGGTCCCGTGCCCTGAAAGGGATCGCGGCATATCCGAGCATCATGCAACGTAGTGCTCCTGTGAGTTCTTGATCGCACGCTCACGAGCAACTTGATCCTGCCCCTCGTGACAGCCCTTGCAAAGATACAAGCAGTTGCTATCCATTAGGGCCATGTATGGGGAGAAGGCGACCGGGACCTTGTGGTGCACGTGCTGACCGGAGGCCTTGCCGCATGCCTCACAGGTCCCGTCCGCCCGAGCTGCGATCCGGCGTCTGAGCTCTTGATAGTCATCAGTGATGAGCAGTGCCTTACGCAGCTTTCCCCACTTCACAAGGAAGACCGACCTCTTAATCTTCCCAACTCGCCGCAACGCGAGCAGCTGTACCATTCCCCCGAGCACGGCCGCAGCTCGCGGGCGCGCTACAGGGGTACAAATTTGTAACCCTCTAATCACCGCCACTTACTTACCCTTCCTATGCTTAAAGTACTCAACCTGCTGCAAGCGCTTCGCGGCTTGCGTCTTAGTCAAGTTGGGCTTCGACAGGTTCTTGCCAGACTCGCTGACAACCTTGTAGCCCTTGTCAGTCTTTTTAATCATACCGCGACCTCCTGCCAATCGCTGAATCTCTGGAGCTCGATCCCAAGATCGTCTGGATGCGGGATATCTCGTGGATGCGTACCCGGTGCCACAGTAAGCTGATCAAGCTCAGGATGAAGATTCGCGGCGTGGATTCGCTGGAGAAGTTGCCGCTCTGACTCCTTATACTTGAGCATCCGCTCCGGGGAGAGCAGTCCTCGCCACATGGTAAGTTGGTGGGCAAGGGCGTCGATTGTGTCATCATGCTCTCCCAACGGAAAGTCTGCCAGCTCATTACGAAGGATATGCATAGTCGGGAGAATGTAAAGCCGTCCCGTCGCTGCGATGGGCTGGAGCCCGCGTATGCGCATCTCCTTCGAGTTGTTGCTCTGCGAACGCTTCGAGGGAATCGCCTTCAGCTCCACGATGTTCATGTAGCGATTCCGCCGCTCGCACTCCGCAGCCAAAAAGTACTTGAAAGCCTTCTGATACGCAACCCCCTCGATCCCACAAGCCCGGACATTGAACCGCTCGTGAAGCCAGAACAGATGTTCCATGACTTGAAGGGGGGTGCAACGCTTAGCAAACACATCTAGCACGACGGCTTCGCCGAGGGGCGAGGCCCCCACCGTGACAATCGCGTTACGATCAGAAGTCACCTTCTCACTTACCGCGAGGTCCACCGACACCGTAACATCGAGTTTGCCGACTGGCCACTCGCGCATGATCTGGCCGTCGGGGCCATAGAGAATGACTGATTCCTCGTCTGTGCTCCAGCGCCAGAATCTCAGATCTCCTACATTGAAGTCCTGGTTTGCCACGTCGCGAGGATTGTTCATGTAGAGACACGAGAACATGTACTCGCCGTACTCAAGCCGAAGACTTGCGAGGGTCTCAGGATCCAGGAGCTCTGGAAACAGTAGGCTCCCGTCTGGCTTGATCGCTCCACGCATGTACTTCGACATACCCGGTAGGGTCTTGATGAAGTGGGAGTACACATCGTGTAGTGCCCACCTCGTACCGATTATGTCGATCGTACTACGTGCTGGGTCTACCATCAATGAGCGGAATTTCTTCGCGCGCTCGATAGTATCAATCATTACCTGTGGAGACTTGACTGCGTCCTCAGAGATAATGTCGTCGTACGTGATGTGGGTATAGTGATGAGACGTGAGAGTACTAAGTACACCCATCGCTTCGATTGTGTCTTCTGGGCCTTTCCACTCGCGGTTAAGCCGAATCGCTTGATTGTTCCACGCGACCTTTCGATAGTCCTTGGGAATGACCTCTGAGTACAGAGTACGCAGCACCCTATTATTCTCGAAGTTCTGACGGATAGTACCCAGGAAGCCTTCTGCATTGTCGGCTACCTCATTGATAATACACGAGCGAGAGTTTGGGTCCTTAATTGCTCGTTGCGCTGTCCGGGAGATTGTGCCGACGGAGGACTTGAATGTACCGCGAGGATGGAGTATCAGCTTGATCTGGGCCTTGTTCTCGTCAAGATACACGCAGAGCGGCATGTGACAGTCGGCCGTCATCTGCCTGTAGCCAAGAATTCCTTTCGAGAAGAAATAGAGGTCGTTCTTTCCCTGCTCGGCGAGATCCTGCCGTACATCAGCAGGAAGCTGCGAGATTGTCTCGTCGAGGTGAGGCAGATCGACGTCTGTCAAGTCAGGTAAGTCCTAGGAACTTCAGGACCACGACCAAGAGAATCACTCCCAAGATGATCTGCGCGATCAGCCTAACAGTCACCTCTTCGATGAATCGGCTCACAAGAACAAACGCTACTGCGATTACGAGCAGTGCGATAAGGATTGCGACGACACCGTGAGTCATCTCCCCCTCCTGCCCATGTTCCGGTTGACTTCATCAAGCTTCGAGATGATCTGTCCGACGACTGGAGTGGCCCGTACTGCTTTATCCACACCGGCACGAGCAGCGGTCAGAAGGTCTCCACCCGCTGAAGTTACTCGGGCCTTGGCCTTCTGGACGATTGTTGAGTCGGACTTGGCAGGCGCAGCCCGCTTTGCTGGAGGCTTGCTCGGCCCACGTCCACGGCTTGTCATGCAGCCTCCGGTGCAGGAGGAAGAGCTTGAAGGTCCTGGAGCTCGACCAGCCCTTCCTCTGCAACTTGGTTGTACTTCGCACGCTGTTCGGCGGACTCTCGCATTGCCCGAGTGAGGGCCTCTACGTCAGCCCCCGCGAGGGTGAAGCTGCCCACGTTGGCGTCGATCCGCTGAACTTTCTGAGTTCTTGGAGAACGATCCGCGAGGTCCTGAGCAGCCTTGAGCTGGATACCTTCGCTTGAGGCGTTCTGCATGAGGGTAGCCAGTTTTCCAACTGCCGCTCGGCCAAGACGATCAAGGAGGAGCGACACGTCGACGGTCTGGTCCTCGACTTGACTCATCACCTCTTCCATATAGCTTCTCACTACCGGGTTCCTCTGCGTGAGCATCGGGAAGTAGAGTGGATGCAGTCCCACGGCCAAGCCAGCTTCACGCTTGGTAGGGACTAGGCCAGTTGCGTATAGGCGGGCGGCCAGCTTGACCCTGGGCGACAGTGTACGTACATTTGCTATAGGATCATACATAGTAGTGATTCGCGCGCTTGCGCCGTGTCAGGTATTGACAACTGGGGGAACTTCATGTATATTAATATTTCTGAAGACTCTTGTCAAGAGGTACAATGAGTTGCTGGGTACTTAGTCTTAGACGCCTGCGTAGCGTTACAACATTGTAACCCTTGGTAACGTCTCCCTGTTACAATATTGTAACGCTTGACGATGGGTCATACTGGCAGAATATTTTCTGGCGCGAATTGTAGGAGGATCAGCTTCCGGGGGCGGCAAGCGGCGCGGGGGGATGCCGGGGTGGTGGCCCACCGTCCCACCGGCCCACCGATCCACCATTGACACGGGCCTCCAAACCCGTATATTGCATATACGCTCTTTGACAATTGCTCGGCGCATTGGGGAACGTGGCCCACACGCAACACGGAGATACCACCATGCCACGTTTGACCTATTCCACCGAAACCGTCGCCGCAATTCTCGCGAGCCCCGAGACCTACGGGTTCCGTTGGACCGGCGGTGATCTCAACAAGGATGGCCTCCCCATGGGTCGTTGCCCGTGGATTCAGGCCACCGATACCCACAAGCTAGAGGATAGCTTTGGGTCCGAGTTTGTGCTCGCCGCAATCAACGACACCGCATTGCGGGTGATCCATCAGGGCATCGGGCGTGATATGCGGTGGTCTGACCGCAAGGTGTCCGAGGATACCATCAAG